TCACACGGAATTACAACGGATCAGTTGGCGTATTCGGAAAAGCGACAGCAAATATTGAATATGTCATATCGGAATGTAATTTCGCTTTAAAGGCAAATGAGAACTATTATTTGAATTTAGGTGGTTTAAATTGCGAATTGCGGTTTGATGATAATGGCGAAATAGCACAGCAGTATATAGGCGCAAGTGGATTAATTAATCTGCCACGAAATACGGAAGTATCGCAAGTGGTTATTAAAATTTCAAGCGGTCAAACAGTAAACACGACTTTCTATCCTCAATTAGAGTATGGGAAGTCTTTTTCGTCTTACGTTGAGTACAAATGCAAGACGCTAAATATTGATTTTAGTGAGTTTGTGAGAGAAGCACTGTTTCCCAGCGACGATTTGTACCCCAGCGACGATTTGTACCCAATACTTGAAACCACGATTGATTATATCTTAATCGAAAATGGCAGTGTTACGGTATCAGTTGACGGCATCCCACATTTGCTTAGTGGTGGCGCAGTTGGTTTGTTCGGAAGTAATAGCACGATATACGCCAATAAAGACGTAACATTAGAGGTTGAATACAGCTCAAGCCTTATTGACGTTGATTCCTTAGAGTTTTTGCAGGGAAAATCTACTACAACAAACCGCTTCCGAATTTTGAAAGATGGTTCAATCGAAGCACATAACGGATATTTTAGCGGACGTATAGAAGCGGATAGCGGATATTTTAAGGGCGAAATCAATGTAAATAACCGTTTCAAAGTAGACAAGTACGGTAACGTCACTTTGCCGCCTAATGCTACTTTATCGTGGGGACAGGTAACAGACCAACCCACCATACCGACAAATACGAATCAGCTTACAAATGGCGCAGGCTATACTACCATGTCCGAGGTTGAAGGAAAAAGCTATACAACCTTGCTAGAAGTCAAAGGCATGGGCTATGCGACTTTGAAGGAAATCGAGGAAAAGGAGTATCTTAATGCTATTCAGGTAACGCAGATTACAAAAGATACCGTTACCGCACCTTATATTAAGACACTTGGTTTGACTGTTGGTAATGAAATTCTCATGGGCGAAAATGCTACTATTTCATGGATGAAGGTAACAGACCAGCCCACTATTCCTACTGACACAAACCAGCTTGTAAATGGTGCTGGTTATACTACTATGTTGGCAGTTGAAGGCAAAGGCTATACAACAATGACAGAAGTTGAAGGCATGGGGTATCAAAATGCTTCTCAGGTAACACAGATTACGAAAGATACGGTAACGGCACCTTTTATCGAAGCACTCAAAGTAAAGGCTGGAAGCGTGGATGCAGAGGATATTACGGGTACTACGATTACAGGTAAAACTCTGAAAGGTGTTACCGGAGAATTTGAAGGTAAGATAACGGCGACAAGCGGAAAGATTGGCGGTTTTGATATTGGTAATACTTCTATTTACTCCGGGAACAAAAATTCTATAGACAGTTATGTAGAAGGTGTATATATCGGCGCTGACGGTATTTCGGTAGGAAAAACCGACTTGGGACCTGCATTTAAACTTACTAAATCAGGCGATATTTCCTTCAAGGGTAATGGTTCTATTGAATTTGGTGTAGCTGGTGTTTTTTCCAATTCCACATACATAGACGGAAGCAAAGTAAAGGTTGGCAATAACTATATTGATACAAACGGTTTGCATTGCGGCGGCGCTTCATCAGTATATACAAAAGTAGGGGCTTGTGAAATTTCACTCTATCGGGACTACAATTCATTTCTTACTTTGGACGACGTGAATATAACATTTGGCACAGGCGAAAAGCATTATATTAAAAATGCAACTTATAGCTTGATGATGTTCGATACAAATGTAGCTCACATGTGCGCTGGTACAGTTGGCGTTGGTTCAGCTAGTGGTTATTTAGGCTTTTTCTATAACGGTTCAACAAGCACCTACAGCAAGAAACAAACGGTTTCTACAATCACAACACCGTCAACAGCGACAACAGCAACAGTAGCAACAAAGCTAAACGAACTTCTTACAGCTTTGAAAGCATACAATTTGATAGGTTAAGGGGGATAACATGAACATAGCATTAAGAGCATTTCAAGAAAACATGGTTAATTTAATCAATTCCGCACAGCTACCAACCGAAGCAAAAAGGCTGGTAGTGAGTGAGGTTTTGCATAAGCTGGAAGTTCAGGCAGAAAAAGAAATCGTGCTTGAATTACAGCAGAAAAAAGAGCTTGAAGCACAGCAAACAAAAGAAAAGGAGAGTGAGAAAAAATGATTTACACACCTTCAATTTGGGCGAATGGCAAAAAGCCAGCCATAAACGCAAGTAATCTTAATAAGATGGAACAGGCATTAGTCGAGTTGGCAAATATCGTAAGTGTGCCGGACATTACCACCACCGACCAAACCACCCTACCGAACAGCCATGCGGGGCGATTCAAATTTGATGAAATCGGTGGAGTGTGTGAGCAGGAGAGCACAAGCGGAAATCAGTTATTTGATATGACGCAGGGTGTTGTCAAGGCTTTAGTATATCAGCCTGATGGTTCGCAATCACAGGTTGATACTGTTTTGGCACACACTATATCAGTGAAAGAAAATATAGTGCAGACTATTTCTAATGAAGGTAGCGGTGCTGTGCGTGTAAATGCTTTAAATGAAAGTGGCGGTTTTATAGAAAGACTTGTAACTGTTACTAATGGCGAAGCCACTTTCACAACACCTAGTGGATGTAAATCTTTGCAGATTGCATGGGATAATACTGTTTCAAATATTATGCTGAATGAAGGCACCACAGCACTTCCCTATGAGAAATACACAGGTGGTATTCCTGCACCTAACCCATCATATCCAATGGAAATCAAAAAGAGTGTGGTTGGTAGGGTAAAGACATATTTTGCAAAAGGTTTGGTCAATCCTTATACTTGCGTAAATGGTTTGTTGAATACAAGTGGTGTTTTAACAACAGCATCTACTTGGGTTACATCTGATTATAGCGAAGTAAAAGGCGGTACAAAAATATCTATTTCAACAAAAACGAAAGTGGTTAGATTTGCACAGTATGATGCGAATAAAAATTTTATTAAAAACACAAGCAATATCATTGGTGTTACAGATTCGATATATACACCTTGGACTACCACTTTGGAAAGCAATACAAAATATGTTCGTGCAACATTTGGCTTGGAAACAAGCATTACACCGCACGAGTTGTTTAAGAATCATTGGATTCAAATTGAAGAAGGCGAACCAACAGAGTTTGAATTACTCAAAGAATCAAGCTACACATTCTCACAGCCTATTGAGTTGTATGGAAAGAATGGTGTGCAGGATGTGATTGATGTTGAGCGTGGAAAGGTAGTGCAGAATATTGAGGAATACACAATACCCAGTGACATTAGTGTTACCGTCTATGATGATGTAGAGGGTATCAGCAGATTTAGATTGAATGTAAGTCCTAAGATTATGGATAATGATGTAAATTTGCTTTGTGAATATTTCAGTGGTGGTTACACATTAACGGAAATCAATAGAAACTCATTAGCAAACTATTGTTGTATTTATGGTAGCGAGTTATGGTTTACAACACCAAGGGGTGCATATACAGCAGATGCTTTTAAGGAGTTTATTGTAGGAAAGAAAATCTATTATACCCTTGCCACACCAACAGAAACCGACTTACCCATTGCAGACCAAATAGGATTGAATAGCCTTGAAACCTATGACGGAATTACCTATGTAGAGTTTGACAGTGAAATTCAGCCTACTTTTAAAGCCGAGTATGGCACTAGCAAGGTGGGCGGTTATACCTTGGAGAGCTTGTTGGTGGCTAGAAATAATGAGTTGAGAGGTTAAGAAAAACAATACAGAAGAAGGAGAGCAGTCCAATGTATATTGACGCTAATACAATTATCGTAACAGCAAGTGTGATTACCGCACTTGTTGTTATTTTTTCTGCCATTTTTGCAGTTTACAAGTGGTATTTGAAACAGGAGAAGCAGGATAAAGAGATTTCAAGAATCAAAGACGAGCAAGGGGTAATGTGCTATGCAATGTTAGCTTGTCTTGATGGTCTTAAACAGTTAGGTGCTAATGGCAATGTAACAGATGCCTTTAATAAATTAGAAAAGCACATCAATCAAAAAGCCCATGAATGAAAGGAGTAAATTATGGACGTAAAATTTTTAATGGAATCAGTAACTTATGTATTAATGGCAATCGGCGTAACCGCTTTTATTGTCAGCATCATCACACAGGCGATTAAGGAAATGCCAATTTTGAAGAAGATTCCCACTAATGTAGTGGTATTGGTTTTGGCGCTTATCTTATGTCCGGTGGAAGTCATTGTGCTATGTCAGTACTTTCAGATCGTGATTGTGTGGTATTACGTATTCGCTTCATTTATTGCCGCATTTATTGTATATCTGGTTTCAACTGGCGGCTGGGAACGTGTTACTGAGTTATGGAAGAAAACAAAATACAAAAAGGAATTAGAGGACCAATAAGGTCCTCTTTTTCTTTGGAAGGAG